ACTATGGCCATCGCGCTCCAATGTTCGCAACTTCTCGGCCGTTTCATCATCAAGCTGCATTTCCTCGATGCCATTACGTTCAGCAAAATACAGATTGATAGCCGTCTCGCTCCATTCCTCGAAGAATGCTTCAAAGCCCTTGCGTAGGGCGTTATCGTCAATCGATAGCTGCGCCTGCTGGGTCTTCAGGGCTTGCGGCGTCTTACCAAATCCAGGATTGCCAACTTCCGCGCTGATTGAGGTATCTGGGCTATTGACCAGGTTTAGCATCTGCGACTTCTGTAAACCATACAGGTTCGGATATTCGCGTAGGGCAGTAGTATCGACATTCATCGCCTCGATGCGTGCGTTCTGATCTTGAATCTTATTGACAGCATTAGCACCAAAGTTGAGCCGTCGCTCGTTGACATTGCCAAACACATTGATGGTCGGCTGTAATGCTGCTGCGCGGTTGTATTGATACGCCTGCATATCGCCGTCGATGAGATTTTGCAGAGGCCCGATAAGCTCCAGCACACTACGTCCAAGAGGGTTCGCACCATCAGCGTCGTAGAAATACCAAGAGATAGGTATCTTACCGCGCGGGTCTTTATTTTGCTTGCGTCGCACAATCTTTTCAGTAGCGGGGTTGAAAGTATAGAACGTTGCGCCCGCGCCAACCTGAAAACCAGTGACGATTTCAATACCTGACGGGTCAAGCGACCGCTCCTGTTCGGCTTCATTCTGTGCTTTATCGTCCTTGCTGATGATGGCATCTTTGATTTCCTCTAAAGCCTCCAAGTCCCATGACGGCTCATACTCTGCGTCCTCTTCCTTGGCTTTACGGCGGCGTTCTTTCTCGGCATCAATGAGCTGATCAACGTCAGCCTCTTGCCACCATGAACGCATGAATATGTAGCTGCAATCGCTGGCAGATTTTTTGCCTGGCTGGAGGGAAACGTCACGCCACGATACAATCAGGTAGTCTGGTAGCAGTTCACCATCGTTGTATAGCATTGGGGCGTATACTGCCACTGAGCCAAACGTCTCGCCGCCCTCTACTGTCATCCAGCTTTTATGAATCAAGTCGTATTCAGTATTGGCATTAGGCAGGATTTTCTCCAGGTAGGCAAACTCGGCGATGATCGGCCATGGACTGTTCTCATCGACAGTACTAACGACGCCGGTTGGTAGCTGCTGAATCGTGCGTCGCGGCGATTTAATAATGATTGAAGATGCTGTGCCGTCGGTGGTTTTTGGAAACGCCTTTGGAATTTTCGGGTGCGGCTTATTTCGGGCTATGCGAGAAAACTCCGAAAATGGCTCGGTCAGCAGTTCGGTTTGCTCTTTAGCAGTACCGTATAGGTCAAAGATGTTTTTCTCTGTTAGAAAAGAAAAAGCCACTGATTACTCCAAAGATTACTGTTATTTGCAGTAAACTCTGGTTGTTTTCAGTGGTTTACGCTCGTATTATATCACAATTATGTTTATTGGGGAAATGTCCCTTGTTATGCTCTGATTCTCGTATATTCAAAGACAACATCGAATGAGCCTTTGTATAACATTTTTGCTCGGCCGTCATAGCGGATTGACGGATTAACTAGTCCCTCGTCTTTCTCAATCCGCATCGCTAATTCATCGACCTTATCTCGCGCCTCCGCCATAGACCCAACGCGAAAACGTTCTTCGTAATGCAATTTTGTGCCTATGACACTACTGTTCTGATAGTTCTTCTCAACTTCAACCGTCGTGTTATCGTTAAGCTGTTTTTTCTCTTTGACTTTGCCAAACTCTGGTACAAACTTTTTCATAACTTCCTCCTTAATTCCATGTTGCTGTTACGTCTCTATCCGCAAGCGATTGATTATACGCTTCACCGCTGCCAACGTCGTCCTCTGGGCGCTGCGCCAGCTGTACTTGATATGCTAATGAATCGCTTGCGTCATCGTTGGTGGCTTTAGGAAACATGCTGAGTTCACTTTCTAGGTCTTTACAGAAATTCGTGTCGCCGTGCTTGATGTGGTAAATGCCGCCGCGCTCGTATCGTGGAACTAGGGCTTCGATACGTAGTGCCTTACTATGGCCGCCATGCTTCAGCAGTTCGACATCCATATAGACACCGCGGCGCACCATCTCCTCTTCCCAAACCGACTTCAGGGCTTGAGTGAATTGGTTGTCCTCGATACCAATCTTGTGTAGGTTGTAGCGCTTCCAGTTGGTGAACATGAGGTCTACTAGGTCTGTTGCTGATAATTTTGTGCGGTAGCATATCACATTCCACTTACCTTCGCGGTCGATAAAGTTGAGGGTGATGCCGATGTAGTCGGTACCCTGATCAATATCATCTTTACCGCGCGGGTCGATAGTCATGACATTGTAGGTATCAAGCTGTAATACATTGCTAAATTCGCGATATCTATACCATGCCTTCTTGAACTTACGATTTTGCTCATTGATTGGGCTTTGTTGGTAAAGTGACGAAAATGCATAACTGCCTATCTCTGTTTGTTTTTTCCGCAGTTTTTCAATTGAAAATTTCTCTGGCCATAGAGCCTCGCCTTTTTTGCGATGTTCGTCGTCTTTTTCGGCGATAGCCTTGAACTCGATTACTTCCCATTCATCATGCGGCTCACCCTTAGCTTTAGCGTCAGCGGCGGCGGCTAATATCCTACCTGCTAAATCGTCCTCGTGCCAACGCGTCAATATTAACACTACCATTGAATTCCCCTCTTCACGAGTAGCGAATGTCGAGCGATACCAAGAATATCTTGCATCACGTATAACAGGACTGTTTGCTTCTTCATCATTTTTGAATGGGTCGTCAATAATACCAATTTTAAGACCTCGTCCTGTCAGCGCACCACCAACACCAACTGCTGTATATGCGCCACCCTCTTTAGTAATCCAACGACCCTTAGCTTGAGAGTCTGGACGCAAGCGTGTTGAGAACATTGCTCGGTATGCACTAGATTTCATAATATCCCTGGTGTTTTGTCCAAAATCAGTCGCCAAATCGGCATTGTATGATGTCACTGCAATTGGCATATTTGGCACTTTGCCTAAAACCCACGACGTGAATTTCTGCGTAGCCATAGCGCTCTTACCATGGCGCGGTGGCATAGTGATTATCAGGCGTACATCTTCACCTGCCATCAGCCTGTAGAACCCTTGCTCTAATTTGTTTGCAATCTCAGCATGAAACCATTTCAGCTGATAATCTGGATCAATAGCAATACAGTATTCAGCGAAAGAGCCGTTTTCGGCAGATTCTCTAAGAATCCCGACGATTTGCTCTTGCGTTAAGCAGCTGCTCGGCTTGGCTTGCACTCAACGTCACTCCTATGTCATTACCATTCGTCGTCATATCTAGCTTGTCGCCGTAAACTTTCGGATTTAGTTTAGACATCAGCCACTTACGCGTATCAATTCTCAGGCGTGATCGCTGTATATTTTCACCGTTCAGTTTATAGCCTGTCAGCTCGTCAGATTCATCATGCTGCTCCATATAATCATTGGTAGCGTCATCAGCAATCTCTATAATCTCTTCAGCATGCACAAACGACCGCTCCTCACACGCGTGCGCGTATTGCTCACGAAACTTATCATTTTCTCGTAGCCAGCGAAAAAACGTCTGCATTGAGATCATATCCTTTTTTGAACAAATAGAACGGACCGATTGCCCTTGAGCAATCATCTTACAAATCTTGTCCGCCAATTTGTCGGTATATTTTGAAGGACGCCCGTTCTTTTTGGGCGTTTTCTTTGGTGGCGCTTTAGAAGATTCAGGTTTAGCCTTAGAGACTTTTTTTGCCATTAACATCCTCGCTCTGCAGAATGTAACAGCTAAAAACCCACTTTATATACACATTATACTAGAAAACATAAACATTGTAAAATGCTATCAAAATATTTTGCTTCATGATTTATCTATCTCTTCTAAAGAACCATCTTTCGTCTTCATGTGGCTCATACTAATCTTGCTAAGTTTTCAATGCGATTTCTCTTGCGATCGTTCATAGCTCCTCCTTTTTCATAAATTACATAACCACCTGGCAAATCCATATATTGAATCTCGTCAAATGGTATTTTTATGACTTCACACCACGATTGTGGTGGGCGGGTTGGCTTCATACTCTTGGCAGCCTCTCTCGCGTCTTCTATGTCAGTAAAGGCGACGACACGACCAGCATCGTCTTTGTAAGGCTCGACCTTATGCTCTTTATTGCTGAGTTTTCTTACGAGGTATAGTGTCTTCATTGTTTGCGTCCACAAGTCTTTTTACTTCAGCTAAACATCGCCTAAAACCAGTCTTCCAACCACAATTAAAGGACTCACTCATAGATATCATATTGTATGATATAGGGAGTTCATCTATGATGGCTTTGACTCTCTCAGCATTATCTTCAATATATGCTTTCAGCTCTGCTAGTGTTTCGTTGAATAGTTTATCATCCATTTCTCTTATTTAACTCCTTAACAATGTTGCGAATGAATCGCCCTACATGTATTCTGGCGCATGTTTCGGCGTTATTTTTGCTCATCTTAGTTTTCTTTCGTAGCACCTTTTGCATATCGAAGGATATGGGAGCAATAACGTCGGCAAAGTATTGTCCTATGGCTGCTTCTACCGCATGCTGGTTGATTACCATTTGACAGTAATTTTTATCATCGAAGTTGCTCAGTAACAGGTCTACATACTCGGCAGATTCCATACTTGAACGTCTTGCTATCGAGATGCCTTCTTCTGACAGTTTATTTATTTCGTCTAGCCATTTTTGGTCTTGGTCGGATATTTTAGTACTCATACTTAACCTCTTTTATTATCATTAATGAAACACTTTTATGTCGCCTTTGGCGTTGTAACAATAGCGATGATCCTTAATCATCACGACGTCGCCCTCTCTCTAGCACCCCCTGCTCTTCAAACAAACCCTGGAGTTCACGGCTGTAACGGATTAGTCTGTCTTCCAAAGCATTTCGATCGTGAAAGTCTCTTACATACCAACCGTCGAGAATATCGTTTAGTTCTGCCTCAACAGCTTTCAGTCGTTCCTGGCGGATTAAATGGTCTATTAGTATACAATACCGTTCCACCCGGTTTCGGTTAATCCTAATAGATCCTGATGGTAGCGTATAATCCACGTGGTCATTTGCAGATGGGTGTGTTATTCGAGGGTCTCCATCAACGGTAATGACTTCTTTCAATAGTCTGTTCAGAATCTCTCTTATCATTGCACAATCAACCCTAGATGTATCTATATTCATATCTCAACTCCTTTCACAAAAAACAGCCACCGTGTCATTCCAGATTTGTCACCGAAAGCTGGTTTTTGAGGTAATATTTTTAGTAATTCTGTGGTTTTAATATCGCGCTCGCTCCACTTCATAGCGACAACACAGCCAGGCTTTACGACACGTAGGCATTCGCTCAAGCCTTTACTTAAGGTCTCTTGCCAGGTGTCTTTGTCTAATTTGCCGTATTTTTTGGCGAGCCAGCTGTTCTTGCCGCAGTCGATGAGGTGGGGCGGATCGAAAACGACGAAATAAAAGCACTCATCGGGAAACTTCATGTCTGTAAAGTCCATAAGAAAATCTGGGTTGACTTCTAGCGTCCTGATTTTGCCTCTGTCTTTCATCTCGACAGTTTCGCGGCGACGATCTATGTACAGAATATTTGGGTGACCTTTTTCAAAGTAAAACATACGTCCACCACAGCAAGCGTCAAGTATCGATACTGGGGGAGTTTTCATTTCTCCTCCAACAACTCAGGGTTTTCGTGAACATTGCCAATGATTATGAGCTTTAAATCGCTTAGCGACTGCTCATCGAACTTATATGCGTCGCTTCCTTTTAGAATAAATCCCGCCAGAATTGAACTCCAAGCAACACAGCAGACACCTTTCTCATCTTCAACAGCTACTGGACTGTCTCTGACCGAAACGATATCTCCCTCATAAATCTCTCTACCATTCTTGTCTTTTAGTCCTGTGTATTGCTCGATAACATGCCGCTTGTTGTCTGGGTCTGGTAATAGTCGCGTATACCACAAGTCAGCGTCATTGTTATCGTATCTCTCAAATATAAATATATTGCCCAGATTGTCTATAGCTATGTCTTCTTCGTTAAGATAAGCCTTTTCTAGTTTGTCCCAGGCTCTGAACTTTATTTCACACATTAGGTTTCCTTTCGTTCCACGTTTTAGGATATTTTGGTATTCCTGAATTGTCTACACAAAAGTCTGCAGAGCGACCATTGTTGACATGAACATAATCTTTACCAAAGTACTTTTGACAAATCTCATCTCTAGACAATAAGGGGCTAGGCTCCATCGCCTTGACGATGAAGAACACAATGCTACATATCACAAATAGCAACAATATAATTAGTCCAACAGAATCTATTTTATCTGCTTCCATAGACTAGCCCTCCAACTCTTTAAGCTTTTTAGCAACATCTTTGATATACTCACTGCCATATACATCTTGGCAACGTTTATCTAGCAGTTTAAGTATTTCAGCTAGTGAATAGATACATTTTGGATCACGCTCCTCTAAAGGACCATAACAGCTACAGTGTCCTAGGTCTATCGGTATGAACTTACCAGTGTTATCTTTAAGCACCGCCGCACCATCTCCCTCGTAATCACCCACTTCATAGTTATAGATAAGATATTCATAGGCTTCTTTGTCTAAATATTTTAAATCATATTCATCTAAAGAGTCCCTGCCAACGTTATAGATTTGCATCAGTCAACTCTTAACTCTGCTATGCCAATTCGCTCTAATGCCATCTCGCTTGCCATAACGAAAATATAGACAGTACTAACGCTAGCTGCTTCTGGAATCGGAACGCCAATCAGATACTTTGTGTCGTTTTCGAGCTCTTTGACCTCATTTACGATTCCCAAAGCACCACACCATTTGTGGTTTTCATTGAACTGCACAACGTCATTGAGTTTTAATGTTGATTCGCTATTACTTTTTGTCATTTTCACCCTCGTTACTTGTCGGCTGGTCGGTCTCTATGACTTCGATGTTATTAATATTGATAAACTCCGCTCCACAAGCTGCGGCTACTTGACGGTATCTGTCTTCAAAGACGCCGTCACCAAGTCTTATGGTTTCTAATATTATATCGGCGTATTCGTCTGGCGAAGATACCAGTATTGCTTTGGTGTTATAGCCACCATTACTAACGTAAATCAGCTTTTTAGGATAGTACCCATTGTTTGTCATAGCACATCCTCCGCCTTGATAACCTCTACATCACCAACAGTATCTGCTTCTGATACATCCCAGATATCATAGCCCCAAATCTCGTCAAAATCTACTGAACTAAGATTCTGTTCGTCTTGTATATATTGATTGGCAGCTTCCTCTGCCTCTTTTTGGCTGTAAGCCTTAATGAAAATCCTGCCCATAACAGTTTGTCTAACTTCTACTTTGTAAATCATTGACATTTCCTTTCTCTATGTCCACAAAATTAGTGGTTTAGTTGACATCACCGCCTCCAATCATGAGATGTCCATCTTCCAAAAATCTATGATATAAACTCTTACCTGAGCTAGTGACTGTGTAGGGCAAAAATACTTGCGTCGTCGTCACCATCTTCGTTTCTATGATAGCCACTTGAGCGTCTACCCAATCTTTAGTAATGCGCCAGGCTGTACGACGTGCTTGCTCTTCAAGGCGACTTTTTGGCACAGCACGCTGGCGCTCTAGCACTTGAGCAACTGGTCGCCAGTCGGTAGGTAGGCTAAATGCCAATTGTTGACCATTGAGCTCCAATTGAAAGCTTAGAGCGACAACATTGCCTGTATCGTCATACTCGGTCATAATACGCTTTGCGCCAACATAGGCGAGCTTGCCTTGAATCTCGCTCAGTGTTTTTTCAACAGATATGCTAGTTGTATAATTTTTTAATGCCATTATAATCCTCCTTATCTACACGAAATCGTGTATTTTGGTTTACTTTCAATTTTCAAATCAAAGTAAAATGGTGGTTTAGTTTAATTTCGTTACATCATCCACGTCTCGCCATCGTCATATGGATTAACGCCGTTTACAAACTTGCCGCAATTAGGGCACATTGAGGCAGCGTCAGGGTAACTTCCAACACGATACGGCTTTAGCGATGCTTGGTAGGCTTTCCAGTTTTTGCTGTCGCCGCGAATAAGCAATATCTCGTCATCGCAACAATCGCGTTTCACCATCCACCTATTGGCGTCCATATTGTCTGTATAATCAAACACCCAATTACACCATTCGATTTTAGGGGTCATTGCGCTCTCCTTAACTGCCCCTTAGAATAATCTTTTTGCCATCTTTGAGTTTGAAGCCGCTTCTGGTAGTGTTGTTAAACTGCAGACATCTTTGTTCAAATAGATAATTGAACACTCTGCCAAGAACCAAGGCGTAGCAGCCATCGTCAAGCCCGATTTGATCAGCCACATATTGTTTAGAATCTTGGTCATACGGTATATCAGACTTCAAGTTCCACACTCTGCTACCAAGCTTTTCTTCAGCGATTTGCTGAATTTCGGCTAACGCGTCTGCGAGATCGTCTACATTGTCTATCTTCACCTCAAAGCCATCACCGTCGTAAGTACCTGTATTTTGATATTTACAAGCTAACTTATCCAGAGGACCAATTGATAAATCCATGTAGCTGTTTGCTAAGTACAACTTGTGTCCGTCGTCTACTTGTAATGTTATTCTAAATCCCATATATTCCTTTCCTTATCTACACGATTTCGTGTAGTTTAGTCGTGTTCTTATGTCAAATATATGTAAAGTACATGTATGTTGTTTACATATTTTATCCGTAGAACGTTTTATTTAAAAAACACGCTCTACGGGTTCAACCGCATAACTGGTGGACAGGGTGGGATTCGAACCCACGAACCCTTACGGGGACAGATTTACAGTCTGTCTGCTTTAACCACTTGCATACCTGAGCGTATTGGCTATATAAGGTGATGATTTGCTGAATTTTAATTTCCTCGAATATGAGGGAATTAGCAGCATAAAGGCTATCGACACCCGCTACGATTACTTTCGCAGTCCAATATTTCTTATATAGCCAGTTGACAACACCACCACGGAGCAAAGGAATTCTCGTCTTTTGGACTTACTCCCATTCGGGAACCCAGCTTTATTCCTCAGATTATGTTGCCAGTTGGCAACACCAGATTGAGCCGATTTCCACCTGCACTCAATTCTATAGGCGAATGAAAAGCCTAGACACTGATGCCACCAGTTGAACAGACGATACACGTTGCACCGCATTGAAAATGTTTAAAAACTGACTCACAACGTTTCACGATTTTTCGGTCACGCGCCGGGGTGGGTTGGCGCGCCCTAGGAAAGGATGTGCATATCATCTGTCCAGTTGAATAGACAATCGGGTGGATTTGAACCACCGTCGCGTACGTACACGTGCTGCAGCGCGGCTTTACCATCTAAGCTACGATTATCTATCCAGTTATACGGTTGAAATGTTAATGTTCGCCCAGTTTTTTTGACGTGTGGTAGGTCATTGGTTAATGGTGTTTATATATCACCGTAGAATACATGTTTTAGGAATCTGTATCTAACGGGGCTACTATTTTTCCTCCTTTGCGGCATAAAATCCAAACGTGTTAATGAAAAATAGTATTAAATAGAATATTGATCCAGTGTATTGCTTAGCCATAGCAGCAAATATCACTGAAGCTGCACCAGATATCATACCGATGATACAGATTGTCATGAGTATTTTACGTTCCATTATTGAGTCTCCTAGGAAAAGATTAATATCAAATTATCGTTTAATTTATAGGGCACGACTCTAGTATCTCTGTCGTTCCAACTGATAGCCCTTCTGGATTCTAGCCAGCCAATCAAACCGGCAATTCTATCTCCCTCGTAATTTCTATTTACAAGCACACTTCGGAGAATACCTCGGTCTCTCGCGTCCCGCCACTCCTTTACTCGTGTGTTTTCGTAGAAAGATTCAAGCCTCTCTTCTCTATACTTATGAGTGTCGAGGATAGCTTCTATTAACATATCCAACTTTTTAACAACAACTTTAACTAAACCATCGGGACGGTCAATATAAATCGGACGTTCTTCTAAGCCGTAATACAGGCTGCAAGCCGATTCTATGTCTTTGCTGTATAACTTATAGCTATCCTCCGTTCCCTCTATGTATATAAGTACTTCACCTTTCATATCGTGTCCTTTCTATTAGCTAATCTTTACCTCATCTTTAATAACCGGCGTGCCCAGCTGAACTCTGAGTCTCGGGTTATTTCTGATGTCTATATCGCACATCGGGTAGGTCTCTCGACGAGTGATTTTAATGGTTTTATGAAACTCTACCTTCTTATGCAGATACTTGATAGGAAACTTCTTGATAAACCACTTTGGCATGTAGTCGTTCTTGAAGTGTTGCCACGGAGTTTTCGGGAAGAGAAGCGTCTGAGAGTCTGATACGCTGTATGAATCCTCGCATAATTTGTTAGACAGCACGTCAGAGCAAAATGCAATTACCATGTCGTCTATGACGAGACAAGGATTTCGAAGTTCTCGCAATTCTAAGTTCCGTAGCATATGTTTTCCGAGCCTATGTTCCATAGCCACTCGGCATCTTTCTAGCAGCAGGTCGCGAAAAGTAGTCGTCTCTGACATATCCAAAAGCCCCATTTAACAATCCTCCACGCCGAAGTAGGTTAGCCAATCTTGTTCGTTTTTTCTAATGGATTTTAGAGCGTCTTCCTCAGTCTCGTAGCGTACAGGCTCACCAGAATCATAAAATGAACACTCTTCAGCCTCTAGTATTTCTTCAGAATGGTCATAGGTAACAATCCACCCACCGTTTCTATTCTTAAAGTCTGGCTTAAAGGTTGAGGTTCGGCGTAGTCTGGTTTCAACTAATTCACGCTTAAGGGCTTTTTCGCATTCTTCTTCAGTACGAAATGTTTTGCCAGTGCGCCAAGCGTTGTAATCATGTAGCATTCCGGTATAAGATGTTGGTCTTATGTTGGCGTTCTCAAGAATAAAACACCTATCGCCGATTCTAGGTTTCCAATGAATACTATCTGTCGGCTCTTGGATTTCCTCAAAGAACTCTTCAAAAAGTTCATTACCGATGAAAGTAGAACTTACATCGTTATTTTTAGTTATAAGTGTCCTTACACCAAAAATTGGCTTGCCTTCCGACAATATAGTGCCTTTTTTAAGGTTTGGTAAATCTTTAAGTAGTTTATATCGTTTCATCTTCCTTAAAAAGCTCCTCTAGATCCTCGTCTTCTAAAATATTTCTCAAAACATCTTTCGCTAGTTTCTTTGCGCTGTCTTTAGCAAATCTAGCTGATATGTCATCAAGAGCTTTTAAAATAGCTAAAACTAATTCTGGATCATCAGAACTCATACCAATTTTGGTTCCACCACAGTATTTCCTGCCCTTTTTAAATATTTTGATATTCACTTCAGCTACTGGTTTTTTCATAACTTACTTCTCCTTATATTCCTCTACCGAAAGAGTGATTATCTTATAGCCTTTTTCTTCTAACTGCTTTTGGATACCTTTCCAGACTTCTGTCATCATGTTCTCTTTTACGGTGATATACTGTGATATTTCTCTATCCTTACAATCAACCGTCACAATTAGCTTCATTCTACCTCCTAGGGTGGACTCTGGCTGCTGCTAGATTTTAAAAATTGTACCAATTTCTAAAGATTAAGAATCTTAAGTATCTCTAGCCATTTAACCGCTCACTTTACAATCTTCCATGCCATAGAATAGGAAAAACTGGCATAGAATAGGGCACCAGATTATTAGTTGTTATTGTCGCGAAGTCTTAAAACTTCGTTTGTTGCGTTTTTGGAATACTACCTCGTACGTATAATCGGGATGAGTAGGTAACCAAACATTCTCTAGTATCTTCCGCCGCCACTTGTAGTCGTCGGTTTCCACTCCCTTAGCTTCTCGTAAAGTAAATGAGCCATCTAAGTTGTGGATTCTGAAGTCTACTTTATGCCGGTAAGGGAATGCTTTATTACCGTTTTCGTCGTACACCCAACCTTCAATTCGATATTGCGTGTCGTAGTCCTTTATCTGGCCGAGCTTCTTCTCAACTTCCAGGTTGGCGGCTACTTGCGCTTCAAACTTTGAATCGTATATCTTACCGTTCATTTCAGTACGCTTAGCACCGTACTTGTTGGTTTTCCCAATTCTGCCAATCTCTGCGCCGCAATTACGGCAGGATAGCCTCCCCCGGGAAAGCATAAGGTGTTTTGACTGGCATTCAGGACAAGACGCGGTGGACCGTATGTCGTTTATATCGAACTTCTTATGTGTTGCTCTTATGTACACGCACTCTCTCCTTTCTTTGCTTGCGCCGCTTCATACGAGCGCGCCAGTTGCTAGCCCGCCTTGCTAGATAATCCTCGCTTTTTAGCCGTTCATATTTCAACTCAAAACTATCTAACATGCTTGTTGTTTTACTATTCATCGCAAAAACTCCTTATACGCACCGTTTCGGTAGTTAGTCCAAGCTGTATATCCTTGACTTTGCCAAACTCGATATGCAACTTTTACAACAGTTGCCGTATCGTTTCTGTTTTCGTCAGAGCGAAAATGTACACAACCAACCTGTAACACACCGTAACTGCCGATGCACACTCTGTGATTCTCGGTATTAGTTAGATTGTGCTCCAGTGGATCGCAATTTCTATTCTCAGCTCTGGCGATAGCCATCATCAAGTTAGTATTCCAACCTGGATATTTAACCAGCTCTTGTCGAACCAATTCGCAGCCCGCTGCTACAGCTGGTTTTGGCTGTAGTACGGTTGGTTCGACAGTCACTGATTTCTGTGGCCTACCCTTAGATGCAGTAGCCGCCAC